TTAAACCCAAATTAGGATTTATCAATCTTCTTTCCCAATTTTGTCACACGTTCTTAAATCAGGACGTTTACCAAATTGGGATTTTCAATAGATCGCTTTCTGGATTTCGGTTCGCTTTTTTCAAAGCGCAATGGGTTTCCTAACCCCTTTAACTCAACAATTCTAAACGCCTCCACAAGGTTTAACTCTTACGCGCAAGACCGCGAGAAGATCGCGATGGTGTTTTCTAACCCGGCTGCGCTAAAGGTATTCTCATTGCAGTGCGATCTATTCAGCATGGGCAAAATTAAAGTCCATCAAAACGAAAAGGAATTAGAAAAGGATCCATTCTTAAACCTTATCGCTAACCCTAACCCGTTTCAAACTGAGACGCAATTCCTTTGGGATTTCATGTTCTGGTTGATGATCGGTAATGACTACACCTATGCCCATAGCCGCGTATTGGATAGGCCAGACAATAAACTTTACCACCTCGACCCGTCAAAGATGTGGTGGCCTAACGAGATACAAAAAGTCTCTGACAAAATGATATTTAGTGATGCTGAGCTTAAGAAACGCAATCAGGCTACTATCGAGTACCGATACAATGACGGTTCAAAAGAAAAACTTTTATTAGACCGGATTATAATCAGCAACGATCTGACCAATGGAACCGGAAATTGGTACAAAGGAGGATCAAGACTTGATGCACTTTTTAAAGTTGTTTCCAATAGTGAGGCCGCTTTAGATTCTAAGAACATAAATATCCGATACGCTGGAAAGTTCCTTGTCGGATCAAATAGCGATGCCTCAAAGTTTGGGCTGTCTGAAGATGAAAAGCTCGACATCATCGACAAGATGGAGAGCAACAGTAAGCGCGTATTTCCACTTAAGACAATGGTGGAGATCAGACGTTTCGTTGAGAACATGAAGGTTTTGGAACTTGGGACTGCCTATCAAGAGGATTTCTTTATCATCGGTGGATTGTACGGAATACCTAAAGACGTTCTAGAAGCATATCTAAAGTCATCCACTTTTGAGAACCAAGAGAAAGCCAGGATGGCACACGTATCCTACACCCTTGCCCCTAAAGGTGAGCAATGGATGAACAGTTACGAAAAGCATTTTGGGTACGATAAAGAAGGCAAGAATATTTCTATTTCATGGGATCACTTGCCAATGATGGGTGTGTTCAAAGAACAAGAATCAAAGACCAAGGAGACGCAAATAAGAACATTCATAGCTATGCGTGGGGCCGGAATCCCACTCAAGCAAGTAAACGAATTTTTGGGAGTAGAATTTAAAGAGGAGAAGAAACCTAAATCGGAAGAAAATGGAAGCAACCAAAGCGGACAAGGCCAAGAAAGTCAAAACGGCTCAGAAGGTTCTGGAGGACAGGAAGAAGGCAATGGAGAACAATCAAACGATTAACAAATGAAAAAGTTTGTTTACAAATACGTTACAGGCCATGTATTCCAAAACGGAGTACTCCGCAATGTGTGGGAAGCAAAAGAGTTTAAGACTCAGCGCGACCTGTTTGATTACCTGGTAACCAACAAGGCAGAGATAATTGACCAAAAGAAGTCAGTCGAAAAGCATTGTGAGGGCGGGATTGGATTCATGTTACAACCTGACAGCGAGGCAATCAAGCAATGGACTGACAAGAATAAACCACTTTACGAAAACGACAAAGAGGCCGGAGTACTTAAGCGTACTGTATTAGCAAATACTTATTGGTGGATGGATTCAATGGCAGACGTTCACTTAGGACGTACTGATTCAAGGGAGACGGCTGTATTCAGTAACACAATCAAGCAAAAGGGAACAAAGATAGTTCCTATTGATCAGCACAATTGGAGCCTTGACGGTCGGATAGGTAAGACCCTGAACATCTATGAAGCCCCAATTTCATGGAGAGCGTTAGGCGTTGGTAAGACCGGAATGACCGAGGGATTATTTGCCGATGCCTCCATTGAAAGAGTAAAAAACGAGGCTAGATATAACGATTATCTAAACGGTGAAATCGACCAGCATAGCGTTGGGATGCTGTACGTTACTTTGGATTTAGCGGTAAATGATCCTGACGAATACCCGAAGGAATACGCGACCTATGCCAAGTACATACCTAAGATTGGTAACCGTAACGAAGTTGAAGAAAGAGGCTATTTTTTCGCAGTAGCGGAAGCAAAGCTAAAGGAATATTCCCCGGTGATTGCCGGGGCGAACGAACTCACACCCGTAATAGGCCAGCCGCAAAGCACTGGCAAGAATGACCCGCCTAATGGCAGTCAGTCGAAGGAAGATTACAGGAGGGAGATTAGTAAACTTTTATTAACAACAATGTAAAAAACAAAAAAATGAAACTGAAATCTATTGCGCTACTTATGGCGTTCGTCTTTTCAGCCGGATTCATTTCCGCTAAAGACTCGGTGACTGAGAAGTCCAAAATGGAAAGCGTCATCCAAAAAGATGCCCTGAGTACTTCACAGGTTAAAATTGAAGTTAAGGAACATTATAAAATTGACAGTGCCGAGTATATCGGAGCAATTGCCTCCAATGGTGAAGTTCATTCTTATATCCTTATTGGTGCGTTCATTGGAATAATTGCTTTGTTATTTGGTAGGCTAAAGGAACTCTTTACCGTGAAGCGATTGGCATTGCCTGTACTTGTTGGCGTTGCTATTATTGCTGATTACCTTGATGAAGGAAGTAAAATGTCTTTGGCTATTCTTCCAATCATTCCTTTCATGCGTGATCCTGATGGTGGTTCGGGTGGAGGCTCAAATGAAAATCCAGAGCTTAAAGCAATCAGACAAGTTGGCGAACAAGTAAAATCGTTCAAAGAAACTTTGGGCGCGAAGGCTGACAAGACAGAGATCAAAGCTATTTCTGATTCCTTGGAAGCTATGAGAGCAAATGTTGATTCTATCAGCAAGGAAAAACTTGGTGAGCAGTTGTCAGCTATAAAAACTCAGCTTAAAGAAATGGCTGAAGATGTTGCTATTGTTAAGGATGGCAGAAAAGGTTCAAATGTATCTAAGACATTCGGTGAGCAGGTTGTTGAACTCCTGAAGACCAATAAAATCACCTCAGAAACATTTAAAAGCAACGGACGCGCTCATGAAGTTTATCATATAAGCGGAAGAGTTGATAAGGCTTCTGCCACTATGACAACTAGCAACGTTGCCTCAGTAGGAACCAGCCCTGCCTTTAGTCTTACGTCTTACGAGCCTGGAGTAACAAGAATACCAACCAGGAGACCTTGGCTGTTAGACATTGCCAATGTATCACCAACTGACAAAAAATTTGTTCAGTGGGCGGAACAGGCAAACCGTGACGGTGCGGCTAATGAAACTGCGGAAGGCGCGGCTAAGAATCTTATTGATTTCGATTGGGTTGAGAAATCCGCAAGAGTTGAAAAGATCACCGCATACATAAAAGTTTCAAAAGAAGCATTGGATGATCTTGACGGTCTGGCCAATGAGATTGATACTGAATTGAGAGAGATGGTTATGCTTAAAGCTGATGCTGATCTTTTGTCAGGAGACGGAACTACCCCTACTCTTAACGGTCTATTGAATCAAGACACTGCATACTCCGCTGGAGGATTTGCGGCTACCGTAATTACTCCAAATAAGGGAGATGTTTTGCGTACTGCCATTGCACAAGTTGTAAAAGCTTTCTTCATGCCTAACTATGTTTTGATGCACCCGGATGACCTTGCTTCAATGGATTTGGACAAAGGTAGCGATGGTCATTATGTTATGCCTCCTTTCAAATCGGCTGACGGTTCTGTTATTTCCGGTGTTAAATTGATTGCCAATGTTGGACAGACCGTTGATAATTTTACAGTAGGAGACTTCACTAAGATGAATGTCCGCTTACGTGAAGGATTGACCATTGACATCGGGCATGATGCAGATGATTTCACTAAGAACCTAATCACCATTTTGGGTGAGATTCGTCTTGTTTCATACGTGAAATCAAATCATCAGGCTGCGTTTGTTTCTGGAACATTTTCAGCTGCAATTGCTGCTTTGACTAAACCTTAATTTTTAATAAACATGAAAAAGATTAAATCAATATTGTTCATCGGGTTGGTAGGCTTCACGATGGCATTCAGCGCACAAGCTCAATACAGCCTTGTATCAGGATCCGCAACATTTGAAACAGTTGTAAACACAGGTACGGCTGCTTTAACTTCAGTATTTATCAGCCCGGCCCCAGCAACCACAACCACTTTTTGGGTGGCGGTAACTAAGGTCAGCGGAACTGTTGGAGGAACTATCAGTTTACAAGGAAGCTTTGACGGTACTAACTGGAAGGCTGTAAATACGCCTAACACACAGACCGCTTTAGCAACCGTAACTGCTACCGATGCGAGTAATACTTATCATTGGATTTTGCAGGGTTCTCCGTTTCCTTATTACAGGGTTTCTTGGACTGGCACAGGTACAATGAACGCAACGTTTACTGCTCAAATGTGGAGGTCTAAATAAAAACAATCAGGGGGCTAACAACCCCCTACTTTTAAAACAAAATGAAAAGAATTATCACATTATTTTTCGCGCTGGCTCTAGGAGTTAGCGTATTCGCGCAAGACGTGACGATGAGAAACGCTTCAGCTTCTTCAACCGAGACAATCACCAACGGAGGAACTGGCATTCTAACCGGAACTGTAAGAGGGCACAAGAATACCGTCACGGTACAGGTGACAATCACCAAGACATCAGGAACGGTGGCAGGAACGCTCACACTTCAAGGCTCCCTTGACAACGTGAGTTACAAAGCGGCCCTGCTTCCAAATGGTGTTTCTACCGCAGTAAATACTTACACCGCTACCGATGTAGCTTCCCAAACGTTTATTTGGCAGCTCGACAAGAATGCCTATAACTACTGGAGAATTAGTTATACGGGTTCCGGTACGATGGTAGCCACAATGACGGGGGTATTACTCGCACACTAGGTTATGCTTACTCCAACTCATTTCGTTGATTATCCATACTCTATCCCAAACATAGAGGAGACGGGCGATTTACAGGCGTTCATAGACTTCCATGAAGAAAAAGCATTAAGGGCAATGTTAGGAACAACCCTTTACAATAGCTTCAAAGAGGGTCTTGCAGTAACACCAACACCGCTTACAAAATGGACTGATCTTCGGGATGGGTTGGATTATAGTATTTCCGGAGTAGAATATCATTTTAAGGGGCTTATAGAAACTCTACGGCCCTACGTTTACTCGAAGTACCTGGAGGAAAATCAAAGGAAGGTAACAAACTCAGGGGTTCTAAAGAGAAATGTTGAAAAGACCGAAACCGATGATGACGCAAACCGGGCCTTGTTGGTGGCGGCTTACAATGAATTTTCAAACAATGCTGGCAGTCCTTCAAGACATGAAAATACTTTTTACGGTTTCCTTAACGAAAATTGGGAAGACTATGTAACTAATTTTTCAGACTGGATATTCGACTACCCGGATAAGACAGAATTTAAAAACCAATTCGGATTCTAAACCAAATGACAAACCATGAACAAACTAACAGGCATTTTAAATCAATTCAAGGATATTTTTGTAGGGGTTTTACTTCTGCTTTTCCTTGTCCCGGCCCTCGCTCTTAGTGTAGGGATCATTGCAAAACTCACAATCATCGCGTTTAAATTCGGTTATGGGTTATGGTAGCCCTGAAATTAAATGGATCGTCAAGCCATTGTCCGCAAGTCTTTGAGGAGCTAGTAGCAAGAAAATATCAAAGGATTTACAGTCATTGGGATTTAGAGAAGCCCATTCTCGAAAGGGACTACTTCAAACTATTCTGCATTCTTACCGATCAGTCTTTTGATCGAGTAGAGCGCACACCGGAAAACGAAGTCGCTATTGAGGAGCTTACCCGGTGGGTAGTTGAAACACGTCCTAATTTTCAGGTAATAAAGTCGTTCACTTTCAAAGGCAAGGAGATACAAATACCTGATGACCTCGGAGCCTTGCCAATTGGTCAGGCTACCTTACTGAAGCAAAGAATAGATCAGACAAAGTTTCTTGAGGAGAACATTTGCTTTGCTGCTGCCGTCTACCTTCAGCCATTACTTGACGAAAGTAAACCTGACTACAAATCTATTTTAAGGTGGGAGAAGGAGTTCGAGAACATGGCTATAACTGATATTTTCAGCGTTGGTTTTTTTTTGTGCAAGCATGCGCAGAAAAGTTCAAGTGGGCCTCGGAGTGTTTGGCACCAAATAAAAGCCAACCTCACTATAATACGAAAGAGAGCGTTAGTGCGCTGGCAAAAGTTGACAGGTTACAAAGGTTTAATTATCAATCGCTGATCGTACACTATGCAAAAGAGTTCCATCAGTCACCTAGCAAAGTAGAGATTGAGGAAAGTTTTGACACGGTTATACAGGTACTTTGGGAGTTAAAAGAGGAGAGAGAATTTAACGAACGGTTCGCAGAAATCTGGAGGAATATACAAGAATGAGTGTCGCAGAACAGGTAAGGGAAAGAGAGATACTAGCAGGGCATAGCACATTGTTGGAGGCCGTGAAGTGGTCACACGCAAGGGCTGGATTTAGTAAGGATCTTGTATTTGCAAAGCTGGACGAGGCAAAAGAGATCATGGATAAATATAATTTCAATGATTATCCGGTTCACATGATCACTCCTTTTGGTTCTAAGTTGATTTGGCTTAATGGTCGTGTAAAGACCCAGATTCCTATGTACGGATGGATTCTAAGAAGGATTCCTGTAAAGACACATGAATACAGAAGTGGAGCGGTTGAGGATTTGTATATGCAGCCCATGAGAAAGCTAGCCAAAGACTTCTTCCGTGAACTATTAGACACGATGATTATTGACCAAGAGATCACCCCAGTAAACATTACAATAAATCCGGAGTACGGTAATACAGAGGTAGGTTTGTTTGGTATTTCTTATGTGGCAACTATTAACGTATTGGAGCAGGTGTCATGACAAATTCAGAAGCCATAGGAAAGTATTTTGACGCGGTTGTAGCATACCTTAAAGAAGATGCTGCGTCCAAAGGCCAAAAGATGCCTCAAGACTTCAGGAAGGATTTAAGCAATGAACACGGTTCTTTATTTGGTGCGGCTCATTTTAAGTATCTGGTATTTGGGCGTGGCCCTGGGAAGATGCCACCAACTGATAGCATCGAAGAGTGGCTAAGACGTACAGGATTGCAGCCACCTACACGAAATGCCAAGGGTAGGTTTATCAAAGTAAACTATCAGTCTCTTGCGTTTGCTATTGCTAAGACTATCGCAAAAGAGGGCACAATGATCTTCAAGGGAGACAAGCCGGGGATTGATTTCGTTGGGGCTATCGAAAAGAACAAACCGGAGTTTTTAAAGAACGTTGTTACTAACGAGGCATTGAAGATTAAAACCATAATCCACAACGCGAAATGAGCGAACTTGAATTAAGAAACAAAGCAGAGATCGAAGCCATCGAACTAACGGAGGACGAAATGAAAGCAGCTATTCAGGAGGCAAAAATTAAGAAGTGGTATCATATCAAGAATAATCCTTACTGGCTCAAGAAAGAGTTCGGAAGTAAAGTAGGTCGGGCCGTGTGGGTTGTGCTTTTGTTGGTCGCGTCCTCATGCTCCATGAAAGTAAATCTTACCAAAGAGCAAAAGAGAGACTTGGAGGCGCGGAGGTTTTCGAGGTTTAAATTAAGCCCTAAAGAAGTGGTCTGGAATACGGCCTCTTTCTTTGTGGGGTACTCAATAGGAAAGGAAGTAAGAAAAAAAATTGACTCAAAATGAGTTTAACCGTAAACAGTAGGCCAGCAACATGGGCCGGAACATCAGGCCCGATCATCTACAAGATGACCACGACCGACCATGCCAACGCGGGGTACTACTTACTTGTGGAGATATGGAATAGCACAACAGGATTAAAGATAGGTTCTCAAAAATGCTATCCCAATTCAGGTGGGTTACTTTCTGTTAGAGTAGAGTCTATTTTAAGGTCTAACATGAGCCTTGATAACAACTCAGATTTGACAACGGTGGACACGGTTTACTTAGATGGGAACTGGATAGAATATTACATCAAGTATAATCAATACTGGACAGGAAGTTCACCCGCTTTAATTGATGACGTGGCGAATTTGAGGTATGCTATTTATGGCGGGTTGCAGATAGGGTCGGCTAATGATTTCAGTGCCTATACATCATCAGCAAATCAAAAATTTTTAACCGTATCAACTATACTCACGGGTATTATAAACAACTTTTTAACCTTGAGTTTTGCTAGCCTTACAACGAATGAACTTTTATTTGTTTATAGATTTTTAGGCTCCACAAGATTGGGTATCTTATCTTATCCAATAACAGATATAGGAGTTTATAGAGCAAAGTTAAAAGAGATAGGAACAGCGGACAAATTGCAAATAGTTAAGAGTGTTTTAGGACCACAAATATTAGCTAACCCTGAATTTCTGATAACATTACCTTGGACATCAATAGGCCCGGGGTCTGAATCAACTTGGGCATTGTCAGGTACTAAAATGGCTACTACCATGAGTGGTGGTTTTTTTTCTACTCAAGACCTAAACCAAACAATAGCAATCCCGTCTGGTGACTATACTTGTGAAATTGACATTACAATAGGTGGTTTTTCTGGAGTCTTGTCAGACCCAACAGTAAAAATATTCGTAAACGAGGCAGGTATTCCAAGAGAAGTTTTTAGCCAAGACTTATCATTCTCGACTGCTAGTGTAAACCATGTTATTAAATTTATTTTATCGGTTCCTGTTTCAGCAACAGATATATACTTGGTTGTTACAAGAAATAGTAATGCTGCGACTAACCTTATTGAGCTTGACTATTTCAGGCTTAGAGAGTCTACATTCTCAGAGCAAAAAGAGGTTACAATTCTCCCCGACATTTCTAATATCATAGTGCTTCAATGGAAAGACAGTCTTGGCGGGGATGGTTGTCACCCTTTTACTTACAATCAGGAGTATTTCTACACTAACTCAGACGGTAAGAAGTCCAAGAGGATGATTCTTTATGCCAACGGTTTAACGCCTTCACAATGGGATGCTATACAGGGATGCAAATCAGTAGGTGATGTTTACAGAACTCCTATAAATGAATTGACTACTTCGCTTAACCGGACTGTGAGTAGGATAGGGCAATCCGTTTATGTTCTAAACTCTGACGGAACAAAGACCGGGGTTATTGTTATACCAAATTCAGATTCATCATTTACAAAAAAGACTATCCATGAAACAACCGTCGAGATCGAATTCCCTGAACTATTTTTACAATGAACGAGGTAGAAATCTATATTGGTGATTCATTATTGGATATTTCTCCAGGCACTGTTGTAGCGCAAACACTAAAATCCAACGATATAGGCGATCTCAAGACAAGAAACGCTAACTATACCAATCAATTTAAGGTTCCATTTACCGAAAACAATGATAGGATTTACGAGAATGCAAAAAGTCATCAGTCTGATACATCAGTTCCTTATCAGAAACAAAAGGCTAGAGTAAGGCAGGACGGGATTGATACAATAGCAAACGGGATACACGTTTTAAAAAGAGCATCAAACGGATATGAAATGTTTATTCTATCCGGTGTTGCTGAATTTTTTGACATCATTGAGGGTAAGTTAATGTCTGACTTGGATACTACTTCAATTGATTCTGTATTTGATCCGCAAACTTTTAGAAATGCTACTTCTGGCGTAGTTGCTCCTGTAATTGATTACGGTAACTATAACGGAACGACTAACGACATAAATAAAAACACATATCTACCTAGCTTTTATTACTTCAGTTTGATTGATTTAATATTTACGCAAGCCGGATATTCAATATCCGGAACAATATTATCTAACTCAAAATATCTTAAGAGAATAGTTCCGTACTCTAGAAAGGAATTTGCCTATCCAAGTGATTTTATAACCTCTAGAAATGTAATAGCATCGAGAACAACATCTCAGGTAATGGGTTCTGTTGCTTCTGCTGTTACATTGATATTCCCAACGGTAACTAAAACTGATGATTTCGGATTCTTTAATTCTGGTACTGGTATATACACGCCAACACAAGCGGGGGCTTCTGCAAATGATATTCTATTCTATACAAGAATAACGTTAGTCATTGACATGACAGTAAGTGGAGGAAACGTAAACGTTTATGCTGATGATACATCAGCATCTGGTGATTTGTGCGTTTTTCTTCAGAATAAAGGTACTGGTGTGTATTCAAGGTCAACCGATTTTGCTGATGGAACGGTGGCTAATCCTTTCGGAGCAAGGGAGGGTGGTTTCATAAAAATAGAAATAGCACAATTTAATTTAACGCCAGCTTCAGTAACGGTAAACTCCGCAAGTTTAATAATTGAGTGCATCAGTAAGCCCGGAACATTCCTTTATTATAATAATTTCATGCCAGAAATAAGCCAAAAGGATTTTGTAAAAGACTTTTTAATAACCTATGGACAACTTATAAAAGAGGATGGAGGCGTTATTTACCTAAAAGGAATAGACGAAATTATTAATGACAGGGCTAATGCAAATAATCTGACTTTAAAGAGAGCCAGTAATCCAGATGACGATGATATTACTTTTCTTCCTGAAAACTATGCTCAAAATAATTACTTTGAATACTCCGTTAAAACAGAAGAGGGTATATCAAATGAATTTGGCAAAGGCAATATGGAAATCGCAAATCTTAACGCGATAGAATCTAAAACAATATATAAAAGCCAATTCAATGCGTCTGATACAAAACAAGTAGGAGGCGTTTTTATGCTGGCGGTTCCTATATTTGAAACATCGACAACAATCACAGAATTTGATAATGAACCAGGACTTAGGTTTGCTTTGGTAAGGGATAAGTATTCTTATGAACCTAGTGTTATTTATACAACAGCACAATCGTCATATAAGGTAGCTTATTTTGAAGACCCTATTCAGTCTGATACAATGTCATTTTCTCAGTTTCTTGAGTCTCATTATTTTTATTTGACTTCAGTACTTCAAAAAGCGAAGAAGATAAAAAGAATGTATAACCTAACATCTTCAGATATTGCAAACATTGACTTCTTTGTCCCTGTTTATGATGAAGATTCTTACTATTTACTATCAACGCATTCTCATTGGCCTCTATCATGTCCAACAAATCAGCAATAGCGGCTCCTGATTTTATGGTATCAGAAAGCAACTTACCTACCCTTGGAGCAAAGAAATCTATTACGG